GGCAACAGAGTTAAAGGTACATTTAATGTATCAACAAAAACCTTTACTGAAGATAGCGAAGAGTAAGCTAATAAGTTTTAGTTTGAGGCGGGTGGCGGTCTACCTCCAGCCGCTGCCCGCAATAGAGGAGGGAATATAATGGAGAAATTAAGAATTCAAACCGGTGTAAAAACATATGAAATCGAAGATGAAAACGGAAATGTACTCGGGACTATAAATATTTATCCGAGAGATTTTAATATCGGGAAAAGAGCAAAAGAGGCACAGAAAAAAATTGAGGAATATATAAACGAGGCTGAAATATTAGCAGTTGAAAATGAAGAAGACGCAATCGATAAAATAACCGAAATTGATAACAAGATAAAGGAGCAACTTGACTATATATTCAATTCCAATGTATCTGAAACAGTATTCAAGGGGTTGCATTGCCTTGATGTTGTTGCAAGTACCGGCAAATATTTTATCGAGAGCTTTTTAGATACAATTTTACCTGTTATCAGCAAGGAACTTGATGCAGCCGTCAAAGCATCTGAAAAAAATATTGAACAATATACCGGTCAGGTGAAAAAATATGATAGGAGAACTGCCAACTAGCTTAAATGTAAATGGTGTTGAAAGGGCTATCCGGAGTGATTACCGGGTGGCTCTTTTAATATTCCATGCTTTAAATAATCCAGAGCTAAGCGATTGGGAAAAGGCAATTATAATGCTCGACTGTTTATATGAAAACGCCAAAGAAATTCCGTCTGATGATATAGAAGAAGCTATAAATAAAGCTGTATGGTTTTTGGATGGCGGCGTGACTGATAGGGAAACAAAATACAGAAGCGCCAAAAAGGTATTGGACTGGGAACAGGACGAACAGATGATTTTTTCGGCTGTAAATAAAGTGGCTGGAAAAGAAGTCAGAGCGCTTGAATATTTGCACTGGTGGACTTTCCTTGGATACTTTAATGAAATTGGCGAGGGGTTGCTTACGACTGTTATTAATATCCGCCATAAAAAGAATAAAGGCAAGAAGCTTGAAAAATATGAGCAGGAATTCTACAGGGAGAACAAGCACCTGATTGACATAAAAGAAAAATTATCAGCAGAGGAACAGGCAGAAAAAGAACGCTTATTAAAACTCCTTAACGGGGAGGTGTAATACATGGCTGACGGAACACTGAGATTTGATACCAGAATTGACGATAGCGGGTTTGTTGAGGGTATTAAAAAATTATCGAGTAAGCAAATTAAACTTCAGAACGAAATAAAAAAGACCCAGATGGAAATGACAAAACTCGAACAAGCTATAAAGCAAATGGAAAGTGCAAAAGTGCCGACGGAAGAATATAAAGCAATACAGGCACAAATAGCCGAAGCACAAAAGAAATTAAACGGGTATTTAGAAACTGAACAGCGTATGAAAGATACCGGGGTAAATACGCAAAGTAGAGCATGGCAAAATTTACAGTGGAAAATTGAAGATGCAAGGAATGCCCTACGTGCTGCAAAAGCAGACTTAGCCGCATTAGAAGCAAGCGGAGGGGCATTTGTTACAGGTGGAGACCCGACCAAGCTTGCAGATATGCGGGCTAAATATGATCTTCTTGGCGGAAAATTATCAGAATACCAAGCAAGGCTAGCCGAAGTGACTGCAAAGGAAGAACAGAATGCAACATCAGGCTCGAGAGTTTCAAGAGCATTAGGCATGATAGCTTCGGCGGCATCACGAGCATGGTCAGGAATGCAGTCTTTAGGTAATGTTATGACCTCTACCTTTCGTAAAACGGGCCAACTTATGGCTGGTGTAATGAGATTTGCAAAATCTGCAATATTAAACCTGAGAAAAATGACAAGTATTTTCTCTTTCGGGAATAAAATCACCAATAAATTCAGCTCGGGCATGAGCAGGGTTTTAAGATCATTAATTTTATATCGTGGCATTCTAAAAATATTACGGAATTTTATTCAAACAACTTGGACGGCTTTAAAAACCAATGAACAATTTACGTCGAGCTTGTCAAAGATAAAAGGCAATCTTTATACGGCATTTCAGCCGATAATTGATGCTGCTATGCCAGCGATTAATACATTAATGAGTGGGCTTGTTAAATTAACCGGCTATTTAGCGCAATTTACATCGATGTTATTCGGAAGAACAGTTAAAGCATCACAAGCCGCAGCAAAAGCCCAATACAAGCAAGCCCAAGCTATGGAAGATGCGTCAAAGAGTGCTAATAATCAATTATCAAGTATAGATAAATTAAACAATATAGTTGAGAACAAGACTGGAAGTGATTCAGGTAAAGTACAACCTAATTTTACATATGACATTGAAACATCTGAAAATGTCACTGACTTTGTGGATAAGCTGAAACAAGCCTGGGAAAACGCAGACTTTAGCGAGATTGGCAAAATAATTGCAGGAAAAATTAATGATGCTTTAAAGTCTATTAATTGGGAAAATATACAATTGGCTACTCAAAAATTGGCCCGAAGCATTTACACCGGCATAAATGGATATATTAACGAATTTGATTGGCAAGCATGGGGAGCTACTATCGGCAAAGGAATAAATACCGCGGTCAATTTTGCTAATGACTTGCTTAAAGGTACGGATTGGAGTGCATTAGGTGTCGGAATGGGCACTAAGCTCCAGTCTATTTTTGACACTATAGACTGGAACGCATTAGGAATGCTTCTTGCTAATGGCCTTAATTCAATTTCCAAGTATATAAACAGTTTCTATGAATCGGCTGATTGGACCGGTTTTGGTAGTAAAGTTGCAACCAGTCTTAATACAGCAATATCAAATATTAATTGGTCGAATGTCGGTCAAGCATTAAGTAACGGTTTAAATATAGCTATTAGGAGTGCATATGGATTTATTACCACGTTTGATTGGAGTGCATTAGGTGCCGGAATAGGCACTAATCTCCAGTCTATTTTTGACACTATAGACTGGAACGCATTAGGAATGCTTCTTGCTAATGGCCTTAATTCAATTTCCAAGTATATAAACAGTTTCTATGAATCGGCTGATTGGACCGGCTTCGGCAGTAAAATTGCAACCAGTCTTAATACGTCAATTTCAAATATTAATTGGTCGAACGTCGGTCAAGCTTTAAGTAACGGTTTAAATATAGCTATTAGGACTGCATATGGATTTATCACCACGTTTGATTGGTCAGGTCTCGGTCAGGGAGTTGCCGACTCCATTAATAAATTTATGAGCAATACCGATTGGACTAAGTTGGCAAAAGGCGCGTCCAGCTTAGCATCAGGACTTTTAAATACCGTCACAACTGCAATAAGAGAAATTGATTGGCAGGCCATTGGAAATACTATCGGCGACATGATAAGCAATATAGACTGGTTGGAATTAGCAGAAAGCGTTATTGATTTGCTTGTATCTGCATTTAATGGTCTTGTATCTCTGATATTTGGCATAGGCGAAACCATAGCAGAAAACATAATGGAAGGTTTAAGCAACGGAATATCTCTCAGCGAAATAATAAAAAATGCGGGCAAGTGGATAAAAGATCATATATTTAGCCCGATTATAAACAATATTAAGAAATTGTTTGGTATACATAGTCCCAGTACAGTTATGGAAGGCATCGGCAGGAATATTATACAAGGCATGATAAACGGCATTACATCGTTGGTAGAAAACGTAAAAACTAAATTTAATAAGTTAGTTGAAGATATTAAGAAGTTTTTTGAAAATCTGCCAACATGGTTTAGAAATAAATTTACAGATGCATTAAATAAAATCAAAGAAGTATTCGGCATTACAGCAGTTAAAACGCATTTTTCAAATGTATGGGACGGGATTAAATCATGTTTCAGCAAGGTATCAGATTGGTTCAAAGATACATTTACTAAAGCCTGGACTAATGTAAAAAATGTTTTCAGCACTGGTGGAAAAATATACGACGGAATAAAAGAGGGTATTGGAGACACTTTTAAGGCGGTTGTAAATAAACTCATAGACGGAATAAATACAATTATTGCGGTGCCTTTCAATGCAATAAATGGTATGTTAAATAAAATCCGCAATGTATCTATTCTTGGTTTTGAGCCGTTTAAGAGTTTTTGGGGTGAAAATCCTCTTAAAGTGCCACAAATACCTAAGCTTGCAACCGGTACCGTTGTACCCGCGAACTATGGAGAGTTTTTAGCAATCCTTGGTGATAACAAACGAGAAGCTGAGGTCGTATCGCCATTATCAACAATGAAACAGGCGCTTAAAGAAGTTATACAAGAGATGGGCGGATCTGGCGCCGGAACAATCAACCTCAATGTATATCTGTCAGGCAAACAGATACACAGCGAAGTTGTAAGAGTAGACCAAGAATATAGGGCACAGACTGGTAAATCTGCATTTGCGTATTAAGGAGGGATAATGTGACTGGTAATGGATATATATTAAAAGTAAACGGCAATATATTTCCCAATTCCCTCCTTGCGCCGGAGGGATATAGCAATATTCCTGATCGTCGGCAAGATAAGAACTCATATACAGACGGCCGGGGAGTGACACATAGAAACATTCTTCCGGTTAAGCGTACTACGGTTAAAATTAGAACGATTGACAATCTTACATACGGGCAAAAACTAATCGTACAGGCATTTTTCCCGAACCGGGATAAGGTGACATGCGAAGTCTGGAACGATGAGAGAAATGCGTATCAGACTATCACTGCCTATGTTCCGGATGTGGAGTACACAATAAAACATATCGATAAGGACGGTAATTTTTATTATAATGCTGTAGAATTTGAGTTGATTGATTATGGGAGTGAGTGAAAATGCTGAATATACCTGAAGAATTAAAAAACATATACAAGAACGACCAGCTTCCATATGCAGATGAAGTCACTCCTAAAGACCTAATAATATATTTCCCGGCACTAGATTTGACCATCGAAACAGACCAGATAGTTGATGATAGCTTTAGCTTGGAGGAAAGTATCTGTTCTGAATCTGACGTTATCTTTGGCTCTTGTGTAGCTGCAAAGGTTAAATTTACCGTTGCTGATGTAGCGCAAGATTTAACGGGGCAGTGGTTTACGATTAGCCAAGTAATAGAAGGCTATGACCCGGTACCGCTGGGAGTATATAAGGTTGACAGTTGCGTTAAACAAGACAATCTCCGCTTTAAGGATATAACAGCCTATAACATACTAAAGGACACCGACAAAGATGTTGCTGAGTGGTATAATGGCCTGTTCCCTAACGGTAATGAAACTTATACCTTAAAGCAATTCCGGGAGAGCTTGTTGGACTATCTCGGGATTGAATACGAGGACGAAAACCTACCGAATGACAGCATGATTGTAGAAAAGACTGTTGATGCCGGCCAGCTGAGCGCAAGGGAAGTATTAAGGTGTTGTGTGGAGCTGCAGGGCGCATTTGGCCAGATT